TCAATCAATGCAGCCAGGACAATCTTTATCAATTGTTGGTTTGACCGTGAGAACTGTCACGAAGGCTTGCAATGCTTACGCCATTACCGTTACGATGTAGACCCAGAGACTAAGCAATTCAGCAGAACGCCACTACACGACAATTACTCACATGGCGCTGATGCGTTTAGATATATTGGTCTGATGGTCAATGAGCCGAGACAAGCTAGAAGGCCAAGGCTGAACTTAAATTATGGTGGTCAACATTCTTGGATGAGTTAAAATGACTCCAAATCACTTAGGGCAACATCATGGCTGATGATTACGACTCACGAATTCAGGAAGCAATTGACTTTCTCAAGTTTGCCAACGATGCAGACACAATGAACCGTCAGGAAGCACTTGATGACCTGAAGTTTGGCGCTGGTGATCAATGGCCTGTAGAGTTGCAAAACTCCCGCAATCTTGAGTCCCGCCCTATTATTGTGGTGAATAAGGTGGACAATTACTGTCGTCAAGTCTCAAACCAACAAAGACAGCAACGCCCCCGAATTAAAGTTCATGCCACAAATACGCATGAGGACATGGTTGACGCACAAACCATTAGCGGGATTATTCGGCACATTGAAGTTAATTCCAATGCTGATCATGCTTACGATAATGCGTTTGAATACGCAGTTCGCATGGGTTGGGGCTATATGCGGGTCAGAACTGATTACATTTCAGAGGATTCGTTTGATCAAGAAATCTACATTGATGCAATAGACAATCCATTTACCGTTTACTTTGACCCCAATTCAGTCCTACCAGACGGGTCAGATGCTGACCGTTGCTTGATTACAACAATGATGCGTAAGGATGAATTCCGCAAGTTGTACCCTGACGCAGAAGATGGCGGCACAAGTTTCACCCAACGTGGAACGGGTGACTCACAATCCGAATGGATTACCAAAGAGGACATTCGCCTGGCTGAGTATTACTACACGGTCAAAGAAAAGGCAAAGCTGTACCTATTAAGCGATGGCACAGCAACATTTGCTGATGACAAAGACTTCTTTACCCGTTTGGCTGCTTACGGCATTGAAGTGGTTGATACCCGTGAGTCTTACAAGAAAACCATTAAATACTGCAAATTAACTGCGGTGGAAGTCTTGGAAGAACGGGATTGGGCGGGCAAATACATTCCTATTATTCCCGTCTATGGCAGACACATTGTCGTTGGTGATAAGCGTAAAAAGTTTGGAATGATTCGCTACGCTAAAGACCCACAGCGGATGTATAACTTTTGGCAGACTTCCATCACAGAAGGCGTGGCACTTGCACCCAAGGCTAAATGGCTGCTTGCTGAAGGCCAAGATGAGGGGCATGAGAATGATTGGGCAAATGCCAACATTAAGTCTTTTGCAGTTTTAAGATACAAACAGACTGACATTGACGGTCGCCCAGCGCCACAGCCAACAAGGTTGCAACCAGAACCCCCACAAGCGGGCATCATGGCTGCGGCTATGGGTGTGGACAACGACATTAAAGCGATCATGGGTGTGTTTGACCCTGCACAGCTTGGTCAAGGCAACATTTCAGGCAAGGCATTGAATGGTCAGCAACAACAAGTTGATCTGACAAACTTTGACTATTACGACAATTTAACCCGTTCCATTGCTCACGTTGGCAAGATTTGCCTAGATTTAATCCCTAAGATTTACGACACAGAGCGAGTAATGAGAATCATTGGTGATGATGGCAAGCCCGAATTGCTGACGATTAACCAACGGGATTCTGTAGGCCGAGTGCTGAATGACATTTCTGTGGGTCAATATGATGTGGTGATGGAGACAGGCCCAGGCTACAACAGCAAGCGCCAAGAAGCCGTGGACAATATGTTGCCATTGTTGTCAGCTGCGCCCGAGTTGATGCAAGTGGCGGGTGACTTGGTATTCAGAAACATGGATTGGCCTGGCGCTGACATCATCGCTGACCGTTTGGCAGCTGCTAACCCAATGGCACAGATTGACGATAAGTCTAAGATTCCCCCCCAAGTTCAAATGCAATTGGCTATGTCACAGAAGCAGATTCAGGAACTTACACAAGCGGTACAAGCTAGAGACATGATGCTACAGAGCCGCATGGACGTTGAGCAATTCAAACAACAAGCCGAGACACAACGCACCATGATGAAAGAGCAAGGCAGAATTGATGAGGCTCAGATTCGTGAACAAAGTGATCGTGCTGAAATGCAAATGCGTGTGGAAGGCCAAGCAAACGACACGGTTATCAGGACACAAACGCAGCTTGAAATTGAACGCATGAAACAAGAAATTGCGCTTTTGTTGGCTCAAGTGGACAAAGGCGCATTAAACACAGCAAATGCCGAGGCAACAGAACGGGCTATTTGAGTTTTAAATAAATTTGTGGTAAAAACCACTAAACCGTACCTATGAGGTTCATAGGGTCAAATCGTTGGGAAACGTATGTCCGATAAAGAAGCGGGTCAAGTATTGACTAGCGAGAATGCAGCAGAATTTTATGCAAACAGATTAGGTTTAGCTGAATCCCCTGCGGAGACTGAGGCGGTTGAGGAAACTCCCGAGCCAGTAGCCGAGGACGATCAGAGTGAACCGAAAGAGGCAGAAAAGGAAGCAAACCAAGAGGGTGAGCGTAAGCAAAATCCTAAACTTGAAAAGCGGTTCTCAGAGATAACCAAGCAACGTGAGGAAGCTAGGCAAGAAGCCCAGCGGGAACGCCAAGCTAGGGTAGATTTAGAACAGCGTTTGGCGGCACTAGAACAACAAAGACAGCCTCAACAGCAGTCTTACATTGATCAAGAGCCACAACCAAGCCAGTTCGCTGATGCGTTTGAATATGCGAAGGCTCTAGCTGAGTTTTCGACAGAAAAGGCATTAGCGGAACGGGACAGGCAAGTTGCTCAGGCGAGAGAACAGGAAGCGCAGCAAAAGATTATCCAATCTTGGGCGCAGAAGGTTCAGGATGCCAAAGCAGAATTGCCCGATTTTGATGATTTGGTCGCATCTAGTGACGTAGTTGTAAACAACGCAGTCCGAGATGCAATTCTGGAGAGTGATGTAGGCCCAAGAATCCTGTATCACCTAGCTGAAAACAATGACCTAGCCAAAAAGATCGCCAGCTTGAGTCCGAATGCAGCGCTTAGAGAGATTGGGAGACTAGAAGCAAAGTTTGAGGTGAAAGCCGATACTAAGCAGACAGCCCCTGTTGTAAGAAGTAAAGCACCAGCACCGATTCAACCGATTCGTGGTGGTCAAGGTCAGCCTGATGTTCCTATGTCCGCTAATGGCGAATGGCATGGAAGCTACCAGGCTTGGAAATTGGCACGCAAAGCGGGAAAAATTCGGTAAACCTAATCTTTTTGGAGAATTTAAATGGCTAATAATTTATTGACGATAAGCAAGATCACCAACGAAGCGTTGATGGTTTTGGAAAATGAGTTGACTTTCACAAGTGAAGTTGACCGTAACTATGATGACCAGTTCGCTGTTGTCGGTGCAAAGATTGGTAACACAGTCAATGTCCGCAAGCCTGGTCGTTTCATTGGTACAACTGGCCCTGCGCTGAACGTGGAAGATTTTAACGAGACTTCAGTTCCCGTTACTTTGTCTACACAGTTTCACGTAGATACACAGTTCACCACACAAGACTTGGCACTATCTTTGGATATGTTCTCTGACCGTGTGTTGAAGCCCGCTATTGCAGCAATTGCCAACAAGATTGACCGTGATGGTATGTCTATGGCTACCCTGCAAACCGCTAACATCGTTGGCACAGCTGGCACACCCCCAACAGGCTTGATTACATACCTGACTGCGGGCGCTTACCTTGATTCTGAAGGCGCACCCCGTGACGGTCGTAGATCGTGCATCGTTGAGCCTTTTACATCAGCAACCATTGTTGATAGCTTGAAGGGTTTGTTCGTTCCTAATGACCGTATTGGTTCACAGTACGAAAAAGGTCTGATGGGCCGTGACTCTGCGGGCATGAACTGGAAGATGGATCAGAACGTGGTAAGCCAAACCTTTGGCTCTAACTCCACTACTACTGTGACTGCTTCTGTTGCTACCACAACTGCAACGGGCTTCCTGACTTCTGGTTGGGCATCAACAAGCACCATCACATTGACTGCCGCTAACACGGGAACAATGAATCTTAATGCTGGCGACACCATTACGATTGATGGCGTTTTTGCGGTTAACCCACAGAACCGTCAAGCGTATGGCACAAACAAACTCCGCAACTTTGTTGTGAAGTCTACCGTTGCTATTGCTTCTGGTTCTTCTGTCTCTGTTGTGGTTAGCCCTGCGGTGATTACTGCGGGTCAGTTCCAAAACGTGTCTATTCCTACAACCTCTGCCACAGCCGCTGTGACTCAGTTCAATAAAATTGGTACTGTTTCCCCGCAGAACATCATCATGCACCGCAATGCGTTCACATTGGCAGTAGCCGATCTGGAATTGCCTGAAGGTGTGCATTTTGCGGGTCGTGCAAGCGATAAGGAAATTGGTTTGTCAATGCGTGTTGTGCGTCAGTACACCATCAACAATGACTCCATTCCTACCCGTTTGGACGTTCTGTATGGCTGGGCCCCTCTGTACCCTGAACTTGCTTGCCGAGTTG